ATGGCTAACCGGACAGTTGTCCCGGATGCGACGACCCTACGTCGCTACCTGGACAAAGGACTGACTCAGGCACAGATTGTTGATGCCTGGGAAGCGGACTCTGGGGTCCGCGTGTCCCGCTCCGCCATCGCTATGGCGATCAGTCGCCTCGGCCTCGAATCATCGAGACCCGCCAAGCGTCACACCGACCTGCTGCCTTGGGTTCTGAAGAAAGAACACCAGATGGCTACCGAAGCTCGACTGCTTCGGATCGAAGGTCGCCGCCGACGCGGCGAGTCGCTGTCGAAAGCTGACCTCACCTGGGTGTCCAACTGGGTGGAGGGGCTGCACCGAGACAACGCAGTCATCACCTACCTGCCGAACACGAAGCAAGGCTTCCACCGTGTAGCGCGTGTGAAGTCGGACGGCGACAACATCATCCGACCCTGATGCAGCTCGCACGGTAGGCGCTAGGGCTGCAAACAGAAGACCCCCGAGGGAATGTATCCCCGGGGGTTCTTCATGCGCTCTACGGAATGGGCTACTCGGAGGTGAACTCCTGCGCGGCGACGCCTGCAAGGTACAAACCTTGCAGCATCCTCCCCGTCACCGTCCCGTAGTGGAGCAGCCCCACCAGGGCTGCCACCACATCATCCCCACGAGACACCGTGACCGTCTCGTTCTCAGCGAACTGATCCACGAAGGCTTCGACTTCCTGGAGGCAGGCAGCGTAGGCGCTCACTCGAATCCCCCGAGCAGCGCGTAGGCGACCTTCGCCGCCTCCTCCTTGGAGAGTGGGATGACCGCCCGGAGCGGCTCATCGCCGGGACCGGTGGTGTCAAACACCTCCAGGTAGACATCGTCGTCGTAGTAGTCGACCTCGACCTTGCCTGACTCGTTCTCGACCCGCTCATATAGCGCCATCGTCACACCTCATCGTCTTCATACTGAGTCTGCGTCAGCGCACGCGCAGCCGCATTGGACATCGCCCTACGACCAGACGGCCAAGGCTGACCAGTGGAGTGGTCACAGTCCTCATCATGCAAACGGGCGGGAGCGAACCCGCCCAGATGCTTCACCATCCGCTTCAACGCACGGTCATGCCGATAGGACATGACCTGATGCGACACCTCATGCTGGTCAGCCATGTAGTTGTTGCTCTTGTCGTCCCGATGGAACGCCAACAACAACTCCTTGTCCTCGGCATCCAACTGCTCGAACGCACGAGCCACATCGGCCAGACCGGCAGCCCAGTTGCCACCAGTGGCAGGGTCGGACGGAGTGGAACGCCCACCATCAGGGGTGGGCTTCTCCAACCAAGACTCCGGGTCGAACACCACATCAAGCAGCGCAGCAATCTCGCCCTTGCGGTAGAACTTCAAGTCCTCCCGCGAGTAGCCCAGCTTCTGGGCTTTCGCATCCTCGCCGGCATCGTGCATCGCGTTGCGAACAGCACGGCCCAGCATCCTGGGCCCAGACTGCTCATCAACCTCGAACCATTCAGCGATCTTGTGCTTGTGCTGAAGCATCCACACCCACGCCGCCTGGCTCATGTCTTCACGGTCGAAGCCGTACTTGCGGTAGCGACCGGCGTACTCGGCTGCCGCCGACTCCACCAGATTCGTGTACTCGGCAAGATCAACGCTCGTCTTCGCCACCCCGCTCTCGCGTCCACGCAACCGCGTTGCGGACATAGACCACCGAGTAGGCGACCACGCCGGCAAGGAATCCCCACTGCTGTGTCGTGAGGCTGTAGGCCAACCACAACACCTGCCCGGCGATGCCGACGTACCACGCCCACCAGACCTTGCGCCCGGCAAGGTAGAAGCAGGTCAGCCCCACCGCAGTGAGGGCCCAGGACCACAGTTCACTCATCGCCATCCCCCACCAGACGCACCGACACGAAATCCCGTGTCGGATGCTCAGTCACCTGGACCATGTAGTCGTCAGGGTCGATGTCGAGAGCGTCATCGCCTCGCATCACCACCGAACCGCCAGCCTTGCGGAGCAGCGCGATGGCGAGCTGACGCCATCCGCGCAACAGGTCGTCGGTCACGAGATGCCCCGCAACTCCACCGTGCTGACCGCACGCTTGCCGCGCGACCACGACTGGCACTGGTTGCAGCGGTAGCGGCGGTACTTGCCGAGGCGCGTGTAATCGAACCCGCGCCGTACCAGAGGGCCACCGCCACACTTCGGGCAGTTCGCTGCGCCCGACTCATCGTCGGCGTACAGCGACGAGATCGGCAGCGTCTTCAAGTACGGGAGGAGCTTGTGGTACAGCTCCTCCGTGACCTTCACGTCCTGGACGTTGTACCGCTTGAAAAGGTTCCACGCCTTGGGGTCGCCGGCAAGACACTGGGTCCACAACTTGAAGCCGGTGTGGCTGAGCTTCCCCTCCAAGCCGACAGCAGTCGACACGTACTGGAGTTTGTGGCTAGGGAAGTACGCCTGGCGAGCCTCCCGATACAGGTCCACCAGCTTCACCGGGGACGGCGGGGGCATCCCCGCCTCCATGAACTCACGAGTGAAGTGCCGCATGTCGAACGACTTGTGGTTGTAGCCGACCACCACGTCGGCTTCGTCAATCAGCTTCCACGCAGCCTCCACCATCTCCTCACGGGAGTGGTGGAACTCCGAATAGAACACTGTCTTCTTCTCGCCCACCCACTTGGCTGCGAAGCACAGCATCCGAGTGGGCTCCACGATCTGGTCGATGGAGATGAACTGATTCCTCAGTCCCCAGGTGTAGGCCAGGATGGGACTGGTCTCGATGTCGGTTACCAGAACTCGCATCTGAATCGCTACCGAACTCCACCGGCACACCCACGGTGGATTGACATGCTGTTAGGTGTCAATATAGTGGATAGGTTTGCGTGATGCCAGTTACAGGGCAGCCCCACAGGAAGGGCATGGGCGCCCGAACACCACCCAGTCCATGTGCGGCACTCGCGTGTCGCAGGCGACGAGCCCGAGGCGCTTGTTGGCAAGGCTCTCGACGTACGCGGCGTACCGCCCGGCCTGCCAGTCCGTGAAGCGTCCAGGCCAGACCTGCGACCACGCGAGCGGGATGTTCGGCAGTGACGGATGGAGCACCCTGTACTCCAGGGGCTCCCCGTCGTCGTCGCGGAGCGTGCCGTGGTCGACGGTGGTCGGCGTGCTCACGCCGACTCCTTCTCGCGGCGAGCAACCTCGCGCTCGATATACCACGCCGCTTTCTTCAAGTCCTGGATCGGGTTGCCCTTGTGGTCAGCCCGCCAGATGTACTTCAAGGCGTTACCCATACAGAAGTTGAAGTGCTCGGTGATGTCGATGCACTCCACCGGCAGGTGCCGGTAGTGCGGAGGGAGCGCCACCGGGTCAGTCTCCAGCTGGTCGATGGAAGCCGCCAGCGACACGTCATTGAACCTCTCCCGCGCCTCATCGCGGGCAGCGTCGAACGACTCGATCAGCTTCAGTTCCGCTGGGAGGTAGATGGTTTCTTCACCCTCGCCGTCCAGGAGCACCGCGACATACTCTCCCGACAGGCCATGCCGTGGGACGGTCACCTTCCCGCAGTTGCCGTAGTTGCGGAGCCCGTCGTGCGCGACCACCACCCGGTCGCCAACCTTGAAGTCGCTCACAGACCCATCGCCTCCCGCACAGCATCCGGGCCCACAGCCAACACCCAAGTGTTCATGTCCTCACCGGGCGGTGGCGTCACCACCCGCCCACTCGGAACGTTCTTCGCAATCTTCAAGGCGTGCTTCATCCCCGGGTTGCTCCCGTCTTCCTTCACATCGTTATCCGCCACCACAAGCACCTGGTCTTTATCCGCGAAACAACGCGACCAATGGTCCTGCCATTGAGTGCCCGGCGTACCCACAGCTGGCACACCCACCAACGCAGAACAAACCAACGCATCGAACTCCCCCTCACACAGAGCCACCACCGGCTCATCACCAAGCAACGCAGCCGTGTTGTAGAGGCGGGCCGCAGAAGACGGCCCGTCATACTTCGAGCCCTCGCCAGCAAGGCGACGGAACTTCAGTTTCACCACACCAGCAGCAGTCAGATAAGGGATAGACAACATCCCGACGAACCGCTCGTGACCGGGCGCAGGTTCGTCCACAAACCCCAGCCGATACTCGGTGGCGACCTCGCGGGTGATCCCGCGTGACGCCAGAAACTCTCGCGCCTCGGCAATGTTCCCCTCATAGGCAGTGGTCGCCACCTCCAACGCTTCGCGTTGCGAGGTCGACAAGATCAGGGAGTCGAGTGTCATCAGAACCTCCCCCACGGCGGCGTCCAGTTACGCCGCCCCTGCTTGGAGCTGGTTCGCTTCGGCATCAGCGAAGACGACTGCTGCGGTGCGGAAGTCGCACCGTCACCGAAGTGCTCCTTGGCGAATGCGAGAGAGGCACGGAAGTCCAGCCCCTCCTTGTCGGAGATGACATCTATGGCGTCACCAGAGAAGTCGCAGCCGTGACAACGGAAGTAGCCTTCGTCCTCATTCACAGAGGCCGACGGGTTACTGTCCTCATGGATAGGGCAGGTGGCCTTGCGCCACTCGCCGTTCCCGCTCAGCACGCGGGCACCGTAGTGTTCGATCACCGCGAGGATGTCGAACTTCGGTGGAGCCTGGTAGGCCATGTGACTCCTGTCTGATGGAAAGAGAAGGTTGAAGACGAACTGCGGTGACAGCAGAAGGGTCAGAGGCCACCCGATGATTCGGGCGGTCTCTCGCCAGACCCACAGGCGGCTCATGGCAGGTGGTTGTCTCGGTCCACTGCCTTGCCGCCCCACCCGTTGCGTCGGGCCTTCACGTCCTTCGCCACCTCGGCGAAGTCGCCCTTCGGCTCAGGCGGGGTGTCGATGTCAGCCACCAACTGCTCCACCCCTTCAGCGGAAGTGGTCGATGCCACCGCCCAGCCGGTCGCCAGCCCCCGGCACGGGTGCTTCTCCCACGCCTTCAACGCCTGCGCTTGCGTGGAATACGGGCCGAACGAAAAGAACAACGGCGTCGAAGTTCCAGTACGGAACGTGATCGAGTGAGTGGTGCGCTCGCCACGCACCCGGTCCAACTCGGCAGCAACCAGCTCAGCCAGCGCCTCGGGGGTGTCGGCCCCGGCGATGAGCAGCGAGGCCAACGCCTCGCGCTCCTTCTTCAACAACCTCATCATGCACTCCGCTGATAGGTGTCAACATGCGCCCTAGACAAAGGGCGCTTGGTCAGGTGAAACAACCCGCAATCGGGGCAGCGGTAGTACCGCAACGGCGTGCCCCGCTGTGCGCTGTAGCGCAGCGCCTTCCTGATCGCCGTCTCCACATCAGGCAGACACTTCTTGCCCGAACCTGGGCAGGTGACGAACCGCTTCACTGCCACTCCCACTGCCACTCCCCGGGACAGGTGGCAGGGTGGTCATCGGCGTGTCGGATGGCGCCCTCCCATGAGGCGAAACCTTCATGGTTGCCGCATCCCCAGCACATCCAAATCCACGGGCAGTGCCAGTGCGAGCTGGGGTTCCCCCAGTTGCTGGGCCACTGCGAGCGACGCACCACCTGCTTCGCCATCACGAATCCTTCCGGCAGACGTGCGACCGCAGAGCAGTAGTCGCCTCTGCCTCAGACTCGAAGTCGAAGTCGTAGCAGCCGTACTCGCACAGATACACGAAGCATCCAGCCTCGACAGACCACTTGACAGTCATCAGATACTCCTTCCATGAAGGAGACTTGGGACACCATCCAGGCCACTGCCGTCCTGGCGATCTTCGGCTACGGCATCTGGAAGGTCAGCGCCCACCTGTGGTTCAGCCTGTTCGGGTGAGCCATAGCCGGCCTCATGCAGCAGCGTGGTCAAGTCGGTCAAGGACACGAGCACGCCCCAGTCACCGACAGACTTCTCGCCCTGGCCGTCTCCACGGAACACCACGAACGGCAGACCGCCACGGGCATCAGCCCGTGCCTGCTTCAGCCAGGCGGTCGGGTTGAACTCCCGACGCGCCTTCACCTCAACAGCCAAACCGGGCATCCCGGTGACATCGACACCGGAGCGACCGGCTCCGGTGCTCTCGGCCCAGACCCACCCGTGGGTGGCGAACCACTCGGCCACCACTTTCTGGCTTCTCATTCCCCTCGCCTTGCGGCTTCCCACGCTTGCCATCACGCCCCCCCGAGGTAGGCGCGGGCGACAGCGAGGGCGTTGCCGTCGTATCGGAGGTCGCACGCGGGGTTGGGGTGCGTCGCTTCCAGCAATCCCGCCGTGTCGTCCAGCCAGTCCGCCACCGCCAGCCATGAGCGGGCCAGGCGATTGCTGTCCCGGCGCCCCACGCTGTCCCACGCGCAGCCGCCCTGGATCAGACTGCACTCCACGCACACGTTGTGCATCGAGCCGCACGGTTCGGGGCAGATCGAGCGGTCGAACCAACTGTCGGTCCAGTCCTCGCACTGACAGGTCATTGAATCGGTGCGAACGACGTGCTCTGAGCGAATCCGCTCCGCTGCTTCACGCAGCGTCTCGGCGCTCACAGGTGCTCCACGAATGAGTAGAACTCCCGAGCCGGAGCAGTCTTATAGTCACACCGGTAGCACTCCAGAGCCCAGTCGCCATGCAGGCGACTGTCTTTGCAACCACCACACGCCAGCGCCGGGGGAAGCCAGCCGCAACCATGCGGCTTGCGGTACAGCACCCACTCGGCAGCACCCTGGCTGCAAGGCTTCTCGTCACTGAAGTCGCAGGGAATCTCTAGCGACCCGAACTCCTCACGGAGCTCCACGGGGAACCGAAGGATCGTTGCCTCAGTCATGCCGCCCTCCCGGATTGCATGTCGTGTCGGGACAGATAGAACGTGCAGCGAGACGGGTCGACATAGAGCGTCACGTACCGCTCGCCACTCGCATCCCCAGGACCGAAGCGGTTCTTCACCGCAGCAATCCGCATCTCGTTGTCGGAACGAGCAATCGAAAGGATCACCTCGGGCAGCTGAGAGACCTTGCCCTGGAGCTTCACCCGCGCAGCGGGCTTGCTGTTGTCTTTCTCGGACTCGCTGTTGTGGTGCAACACGAACACCGATGAACCGGTGATCCGCACAAGGCGCTTCAACGCCTTGGTGGTGTCACGCATCCCCATCCACTCGTTGTCGTTCTCAGGAACGACGTTCATCAGGTTGTCGATGACGATGATGGAAGGGAACTGTCCGTACGCCTCAGCGAACGCCGCAGTCTCCAGCTCCAGGTCGCGGTAGGTGGGGTCCGTCTCGAACACCCACCGGATGTGCGAGAGGTGCGTCAGTGCGGGGGCGTAGTCGACGCCCGCCGCGATACCCGCCTCGATCTGGTCTTGGGTTTCGCCAGTGACCATCGCGGTTGCCCGCTTCATGGACTCGTACTCGTCGGTGTCTGCGGAGAAAAACAATGTGGGTAGACCCATGCGCCCCACCCAGTAGAGGGTCAGCATCGACTTCAGTGATGCTGGGGTTGCCGCGATCATGGTGACGGTGCCGCGTCGCAGGCGGATGCCTGCTTGCTCCAGTGTCGGGAAGACGGTGGGCAGCTGCTGGATGGCAGGCCCCACCCGGCGCTTCGCGCCAGCGAGGGTTCTCACTTCAGCTCGACCCGCTCGTAGCGCTCGGAGGTGAAAGGCAGGTGCAGCTCGCGCCGCCACTTGCCCGTGGCGTGGACGAAGTACCCGCCCCAACCAATGCTGTAGAGCTGGCGGCATGCCTTGCTCCGCACCGTGTCCCCTGGCCCGAACACCTCCACCGGAGGTTTGATCTTCTCAACGGACACGACGTGCTTGTTTGCGACGAACGAGCGCACGTCGTCGGCATCAACAAAGAAGCCGAGGGAGACGGTGCAGTCCACCGCGCCCTCCAGCACCACTCGAACCTTGTCGCCCTCGACGGGCGTGTACTTCTCACTCATGTTGAACCTCTCTACGGATCGCAGTTGATTGGTGCGGCGACCGCGAGGGCGGCGGCATGGGAGCCGCCAACCCTGCGGTCAGAAGCCGACCAGTTGTCCCAGATGAACTCGGAGAAGTGACCGTCGTCCTTGCTGCGCTGGTTGGGGCACGTCCACATCCGCATCGCCTTGCCGGACTTCGCCGTGAACGACTTGAACTGGATGGGCGTGGCACACCCGCCGCAGACCTTCCCCTCCGGGTGAGGCGTGCCGTTGACAGGCCCACCGGCAGCAACCGGTGCTGCCTGCGCCACAGGCGGCTGGCCCCAGCCGTTGTTCTGGGGTGCAGGGGTCGGGGCAGGAGCCGCGACCGGAGCAGCAGTGGGGGTAGAGGGCTGCGCGATGCTTCCGACCGCGCTAGCGCCACGGAGGTTCGCCTTCGCCTGGGCGTACACGTCGTACGGGAACCCGGCCAGGTAGTCGGCCAGCTCCTCCGCAGAGTCGGCGCGGAAGTTCACCATGTCGCCGTCGGTGTCCTTGATGGATGCCTGGAGCTTGAATCCTTCAGTGCTCATTGCTGTCGTTCTCCTTGCTGTTAGGTGTCACATTCAGAGCGAAGCAAGCGGGTCGACACCCGCTGCCTTCGAGCCATTCACAACCGAGCAGTAGTCAGAGACCCCGCACCATGCCTGGCAGTTGTTGGCGGGCTTCGGCAAGAACGATCCGGCGTTGATCCCCGCAGCAGCCTCGGCATACAGCTGAGACATCAGCGGTGCAGTCCACCGCGCCAAAGAGCGCGGGGTGCCATGCGTGCCCTTGTTGGCATCCCAGAAGTAGCCCCACTCGGGGCGGAACTGGGAGCCGTAGGCAATCTCCAGGCCGGTGGCGTAGAGACCAAGCTGCTCATCGAAGTCCGGCAGTCGACCGGACTTGATGTCCAGCACAGCAAGCTGGCCGGACGGCAGCACGAACACGCGGTCAATGAACATCTTCACCGGGATGTCTCCCGGGAGTTTGATGTTCAACTCAATCTCGATGGCAGGGTTGCCGTCGGGGGTGACCCAGATTTCCCAGCCGGCGTTCTCTGCCCGCCAGTCGAGCCACCGTTGGATCATGGCGGGGCCGTTGTCGGCCCACCATTCGGGGCCTTTCTTCCCGCCGTAGGCAGCCGAGGCGCGTCCGGTGAGGGAGTATTGGTCCTGGGTGTAGGACGGGGACTGGTCTTTGCGGTTCTTCAGTTCCTCGTCCCAGCAGCGGGCCCAGAGAGCGGAGAGGTCAGAAGCCATCGGACAACTCCCCAGCGGCGAACCCCAGAAAGATCAAGAGGGCGCCGGTGAGCAGGTTCAGCACCGCGACATCGGCCCACGGGTCGAAGGCAAGCACGCCGAAAAGCCCCAGGTATGCGATGAGGAGGAAGGAGGGTGCTGTAAGCAGACCGACGACCCACAGCACGCACGCGAGCACCGCCAGTGCGCGGCTCATGCCGGCACCCCGGACAGCACCTCGTAGGTGCCGGGATAGTGGTGCTCATACTCCTCCACCGCCGACGCCTTCACGTCGTCGGAGACAAGCGTGGGCTCCACGTAACGGATGCGACGCACTCCGTCGCCGTCGGTGTAGACGATGCCGGTCTTGTCGGTGCGGGTGTTGCGGATGATTTCGCCACCGTCGAGCTTGAACTCGGTGCTGATGCGGTCCAACTCCCCGGGCAGGAACAGCCATGTTTCACCGAGGTTCGCCAGGTTCGCTCTGATGTACTTGCTTCCCCGGTGGCCTTCCACCACCGTGGCGACACAGCCGACGACCGTGGCGACACAGCCGACGACCCGCTGGTCGGGGTCGTCGGGGAATGTGCCATTCACCCGAACCCGATCACCCACCTTGAACTTGCTCATGTCTAACTCCTTCGGTTCTTGCGCTTGCCGCGCTGCTGTCGAGTGGGGGCGGGTGGTCCAACCACCCCGCCACAGGACCGGCACAACCACATGCGCCGGTTGGTGACCCGGGCTTGACCCCGGATCGGTTGGTCCTCCAGGCCGCAGCCGGGGTGTGGACACATCACTTGTGCTCCTTCCAGGAGTCCAGGTCGCAGGTGCTGCACACCAGCGCCCCACGCTTAGAGCGGAACCGGTCTGACTCACACCAGCGGCAGAAGGCTGCGTCTGCCTCGCCTTGCGGCGGCAGCTCCAGGGCGTTCACTGGTCACCCCACTTGATGCACTTGCCGACGAGGATCGCGGTGGCGAGTGCGGCTGCGTAGTAGCCGAGGATGATCCAGACGGCGAAGCTCATGCCGCCACCCCCATGTCCAGGGGGCGGAGCCCCAGCGGTTCGGCCTTTGTGGTGCTGCCGTCCTCAAACACCCAGCCGTGGTGCGTGCGGAACACACGCCCGAGCAGTTCGGTCACGGCCACGTCTCCGGGCTTGAACTCGCGCCCGCTCACTGGTCGATGTCCAATCCCCAAGACCGCAGACCATCACGGAGAGCGGCGTCACCAGACGCCGGCTCCTCATCCTGATAGGTGTCAACTTGGGACCGCTCGAAAGCGGCCAAGTCCAGCAGTTCGGTCGCCCGGTGGACAGCGTTGCCGCCGATAGCGGCCCAACCGGGCCGCTGCTCGACTCGCTTGATCTTGCCCAGCTGGAACGACTTCGGGCAGAACCGGTAGCCGTTGACCGTGCTGTACGACAAGTGCTTCGGCTCGTAGCCGTCGATGCTGATGCGTGTACTCACACGTCCTGCTTCCCGGCGTAGGCCAGGGCCCACGTCATGCCGTAGCGGTAGCCGCTGTCTTCCCTAGTTTCGGTGTAAGCGACTGCGGGTAGGGGGCACTCGGATAGGAGTGCCAGCTCCTCGGGTGACGTGACCAGCGAGAGAGCGGACGGAAGGTCGATGAACTTGTCCGTCAAGACTTCGACCCACACTTCCGGCCCATCGGGCAGGTCGCGGATCGGGCCGTAGATGGTGACTCTGGTCATGCTTCGTCTCCCAACGAGTGCGGAGGAAGTACCTCCTGGGACCCATTCAAGGGTCCCGATTGTTAGATGTCAAGTCGGAGCTACACTGAGATGATTCTGGCTCCGGCCTCCCTGACCGTTACCGAATCGTGATGAAAGAACTTGACAGCTAACAAAGAAGTGCTGTAACGTTGCCTGGGCCGGGGCCCAGTAATAACTAACTACGTAGTAGTTAGTTGCAGTTACTGAACTGGTCTGTTCTGTCAGGACGGGAGCCTTGAAGCTCCCGTCCAACTGTTCCGCTCTCTCCCACTGCAACCGTCCAGCCCCGGGCCCTTCGCCCCGGGGTTTTTACTTTGGCGGTGCAAGGCGCACAGTAGGCACCCCCACCGACAGTGGTGCAAGTCTCAACCACAAAACCACCCGTACGGGCTACCTAGGACTACTCCTTGATGCGATTCAAGTAGTCACGTTTCGGCCCGTTAGTCCACCGGGCGACTTGCACTGACCCGACCCCAAGAGGACCCTTGACGTATACCTGTCAACATCACCAAGGGGTTCCACGATGGTCACCAGCTGCCAAACCTGCGGAGACACCTGGACCGGCACACGCCTGGAGCACTGCGTCGCCGGCTGCCACCGAACCTTCTCCGGCTCCACAGCCGGGGACCTCCACCGAACCGGTGACTTCAACATCCGCAGCGGACCCGACAGGCGCCGCTGCCGCACCGACGAGGAGCTGGCCGAGAAAGGACTCCGGCCCAGGACCACCCCGTCAGGGCTAATCGTGTGGGGACAGGAAGGCCAGAACCCGTGGTCCTGACCCACACGTCAGAAATCTGACGGCCTCCCAGCCCCCTCCTGGGGCTCGGTGCCACTTCGGCACCCCAAGCCGTCTACGGAATGAACATGGTTCTCACAACGAACTCCAAGGTTCACCAAACTTGGAAGAACCTGGGGAACGCAAAAAGAGAGCCCCCCAGTCCGAAGACCAGGGGGCTCTCTGTACTACTTCGTTGGGAGGACTCGAACGTAGCACCGTTAGGTGCCACGATGCAAGATCGTCTTCAGTCCTCCGTGACGTTCTGTCGGGCAACCCCGACACCCAGCACCGACGCAGCCAAGTACAGCCACAACGCCAGCTCCTGCTCAGTCACGCCCACATACAGGCCGACCAGCGGCGCAGCCGCAATCAACACGTCATAGATGCGACGGCGACGACTCGCCGTCAGCTTCTTCTCGGCCATCAGCCAACCTTCCTCAACGTCACATGCACGATTCCGCCAAACCCAGAGCCACCCCGCTGGGGAGCGGGGTTGGTGCGGTTGAAATCAACCGACTCGACGTACGCCGTACCGGCCTCACCGGTCTCGGTGTCGCGGTACTGCACCATCGACATGCCGGCCTCCGCCTCCTCCAGAGCCTCCAGTCGAGACCACGCAGACCGAGGGGCGCCGGCAGCGCGACCCTGATGGGTCTCCGAGTCGAACAGCTTCAACGGCACGCGGATCAACCGCTGCCGCCGAGGCACCGGCAGGGCCCGCAGCTGGTAACCCAGCAGCGCCGGAGACTCACCCCCAGTCGGGGTGAGAGTGAAGCGCAACGCCAGATACTCCACCGGGTTGCCGCCGGCAGCAGACCGCAGGTCCAGGTCAGCGGAAGCCGGCGCAGTGATCGTTCCCACCGAGACGCTGGCTCCGTCCGGCAGCACAGCCGAGACGGCCACCTGCCCGACACCCTCCACCTTCACCTTGACCTCGTTGAAGAACTTCGGCTCCAACGTGCCGAGACGATGCAGCGCAGTCTGCACATAACCCGACGCCGCCAGCGTCGGTGCTTCCGCCAGAAACCCGAGACCGTCGAAGGCGTACAGCCGCAGCGCCGGAGAGACAGTGACGCCGAGTGCGCCACCGGCAGCAACTTCCCGGCGACGCGCGAACGGCGCGGTCGACTCTCCAGCCGCCATCGCCAGGTTCAACACGAACACCGACGGTGCGGTGTCGCCCACCTGGCGACCCACCACATAGGCAACGTCACCCAGACCGTTGATGCGCCGCGAGGCAGAGAAGTCCCCCCGGATCACCGGGGAGCCGTAACCGATCTCCCCGCTCGGGCCCACCTCAGCGACCCGCACCCCAGCGTTGGAGCAAATCACCAGCTTGCCCAGATAGAAGTAGAGCGAGCTGATGACCTCGCCCGTCGGCAGCGTCCCTGCCACCACTGGCGTGGTGAGCAGTGGGATGTCGCCCTGGGCGTCCGGGGTGAGCGCATAGATCACGCCACCCTTGGCGAGATAGATCGGGCCCGGGGACTCCGCCATGCTCCATCCGGCACCCGACTGGCGCGAAGACCAGAAGATGTGCTCGTTCGCCGTGGTGCCACCCACGGCAGTCAGCTGGAAGAACCGCCCCAGGTCATCGACCGCGAACAGTCGGCCCTTCGCCCACCAAGTGTTCACCCAAGAGCGACCGGCCAGTGGTTGCCACAGGATCATCCGGTCACCCAGACCGACTGTCTGAGTGAACTGGGACCGGGAGGCGTTCGGCGTCCCGGTCCACTGCCACGTCGGGTTGTCGTGCGGGTTCACCGACGGGCCGGTGAAGTCGTTGGTCAACGACAGTTCACGGAAAGCGAACGACCCGGCCAAGCCGGTGCCCATGTCGATCACGACAGTTGCTGTCGTGCCCGCAGCGACGAAGGTTGTGTCCACCTTCGCAGCGGGGCCGTCATGCAAAACAGCGCCATTGACCCGCAACTCCCAGTCACCACTAGCCGACTGGCAGTCCACGATGATCCGGTAGGTGGAGCCGTTGGTCAGCCCCACCACCTCCACGGTGAACGTGTGCGGTCCACCAGAAGGCTCCACGGCTTCGCTCTCATCGAACGCGAGCAGTAGCGAACCGTTCTGGTGGGTCGCATCCACCTCGGCACTAGATGTGCCAGTGGAGCCACCCGCGTACCAGCGCGGGTTCGTCCAGTAGTTGGTGACCGTGGACGTAATCTCCTGCGGCCCCTCCACTGCCGCAGAGGTCGCGTAATACAACCCCGTCCCGGAGGTGGTGATCGCCAAAATATTGCCGCCCGACACCGGGGCGTAGGTCGCCCCCGGTGCGCTCGACACGAACCGCAGGCTCCCGCCCACTAGTGCGAACACGCCGGCAGCGGACGTGTTGAAGTCGCTGCCGCCCACGGCGTCAGTGACGCCGGACAAGCCGATGCGGGTCAGGCCCGCATCCAAGCGCACCTCGCCAGGCTCCCACGGGTTCACCCCAGAGGAGTCCTGGAAACGGTTCAGCACCTCCTGGCCGTCCAGCACCTCGTAATACTTGATGCCTGCGCCCTCATGGAAAGACATCTGCCCCCGGGTCCACCAGCCCGCAAGGGACTGGTCGCCCACCGTCGGGGTGGTGTCCATCTGCTCCTTGCGGAACGGCGCAGTCGCCCGCTCATACGGGCGCTCCGCAGAGATGGCCTTCTGGAATCCGAGGCCGTTGATGAAGAAGTTGTCTGTCACCGCGACCTCACCGTCACGCTCACCGGATGCGCCTGACGCAGCCGCTTACGCTCCGACTCCAACTCCAACAGATACCGCTGGTACAGCTGTGTCGACAGTCGGGCCGCCGAACCGATCTGGTTGCCTTCCGAGGCTTGCCACGACTGAGCCGTGTCCGCCTGAAGCCGCGCAGCATCCGCGAACGACAACAGCGACGAGCACGCCATATAGACCACGGCAGGGCGGGCAGTAGCCCGCAGGCCCGACACCGTGAAGTCGTCACTGTCACCAATCGCAGACGGCGACACCATCAAAGACACCCGCACTGTGCGGCCGGGGGCAGGCTGCTCGCCCAACGTCACCGACTTCCCCGTCGAAGACTCCGGGTCGGTCGGGTTGAACCGGTAGCGCCGCAGCACCTGCGGCTCCTTCGAGGGGCCAATCGTCTCAGCCACCACCGACAGAACCCGCTCCGTCGTCGCAGGCACCTCATAGGTGTTGCGCGAAACGTTGTAGTTGAACGACACCGCATCCACCCCGAACAACGTCGGGTGAGTACCGGCGATAGCGTCGTTGATCGCCAGCTTCACATCCAGCCGAGTCCACGCAGGGTTCGCCTCAACACGAGCACCGCCGCCGTGACCGACGGCAGCAGTGCCACCCCAGCCTCGCCCGTCCGGGGCGACAGTGAGTGTGTTCGTGCCGGTGTCCACCGACTCGACCCACACCAGCTCGTCGCCAGCCTCGGCCACCCCTGGGGAGAACTGGGAGGCATCAGTCACCGACCACACAAGGTCGGTGGCATTCACGGCAGCAGACAAGTAGGACGCACGCGGATGCGTCAGGCCGTAGCCGTACAGGCGACGCAACACCTCGTCAGCCACACCGTTGAGTGTCACCATCAGACCTGACTCGTTCCCGCGTCCCAGGCGGAGCCCGCCAGTTCGCTGATCTTCACCGCACGCTCCACATCAGCCCGGCGTGTGGACGCCGGCTGAATGCCCTGGGCCCGAGCCGACTGGTAGGCGTCGAGCCCACGGTCGGCTCGCTTGTTCTGGGTGTAGTCGTGTCCGTCGGCAGACCGACACCAGCCCACCTTCATGTTCTTCGCCCGCATACAGGCACCGAAAGACTCATGGTCTTTCGTGCGGCATGAGGACGTGCAGTTCTGCCCGAGCGGCATGTCGCCTCCGGTTGAGAGAGTGAACGTGGGGTAGGTGAAGGGTGCTGCTTATTGGTCAGTCAGTCCGGGACCGAGCAGCTCAGAGTTCGAGCACGGTTAGGCTCCGGTCGCTGAACAGCGAGCGGACCTGCACCCCGTTGCTGGTTGACATCCAATGGAGCTCGAAAGTCTGGTCCACGAGGTTCAATGGATCCACGATCGCCCACCACACCATCGGGAAGTAGTCGGTGGTCGTCGGCTTGATCGTCCACGTATTGCCGGGGACCGCCGAACCGTTGCGATACAGGGTGAAGCGGCCCTCCACGTTGGCAGCGGACATGGACACGGTCGCCTTGATGAGCACGAGCATTGGCCGCATGCGGGAGGGCACCTTGACTCGCATCTCTGGCATGAGCGCTTCCGTGAGCCCAGCGTAGACCGGCGACGAGGTCGTAATCACAGAGCGGTGCAGCGTGCGCGGTGTACCCGAAAACGCCTGAGGGGTGGCCTGGGGGCTGGGCACGAACCGCGCGCCGCCCTGTCGGACATGGCCGAACACAGAGGCGTAGGAGGATGCCCCCGGTCCCGTGAAGTCCACCTGGTTGACCGTGAAGGCCACCAGGCCGTCAGAGGCGCGCACGTGAAGGTTTCGCAGCGCCGTGAAGTCAACGACGGCGTCGGGGACTCGCTCGGCGGCGTACAGCTCATGAACCTTGTCGTCCGGCGTGACAGCCCACAGACGCACGGCACGGTCCTCCTCGTCACCGAAGTTCACCTCTACGACGCCGCCAATGAGGATCGTTCCGTCCGCCATGTGCGCCGTGTACCAGCCTCCGATGGGGAGGTCTCCAGCGACCTCGATCACGGTCCCTGCGAGGTCGCTGGGGTGAGCCTTGAAGATCGCAGGCTTCCGGGCGGGCGCTCCGCCCGCACCGTCCTGAATCCAGTAGAGCCACCCATTTCGCTCAGTGAGCCCCACGGCCCGCCAGATTTGCGCGTCCGGGTCGGGAACGGCGGGCGACTTCCGCACCCAAGCGCCGGACTCCCAGCGCCAGAATCCACACTGGAGGTGATTGTCCCCGGTGTAGAGCCACAGCCCGGAGGGCAGCGACTTGATGCCGTGAATGTGTCGGATGGTCGGCTGCGGGTCACCTGCGTCAGAGGTGGCGAAGGTTGAATGGACCGTCCACGTAACGCCGTCGTCGGTAGAGGCGTAGACCTTGTTCCCCCCGCCGCCGTAGCGGGCGGCATAGAGCGTTCCACCCGCGTCCTGCGTGAGGCCCTCTTGAAGGATGCCCACTCCGGGGTCGAGTCCGCTGACCTGAGCCCATGTAGCGCCGGCGTCAGTTGAGCGGTACAGCCTCCCGCCGTTGGAAGAGCACAGCCACGCACCTGCTGCGGTGTACCACAAGTGGCCGGGAGTGTTGTCGGGGTCAACAACACCGATGGTGGTCCACGTCTTGCCCGAGTCGGTTGAGCGCGCGATGGAGGACCCGGCCGCCGAGCCGAGCACGGAGGCGATCATGTCCCCCGACCCCGGCTCAAAGTTGAGGAAGGCGTAGCCCTTGATCGTGTCGACGTGGGCGAACCCCAGCGGCGGCGCGAACTGGGCCGACGCGGGGGCGGCGGTGCGCGCCACCGGGGCGGCGTCGATGCCTGCCACGATCTCGCCCGTAAGTGCGCTCTCGGACAGGCGACCTTCGGTCGTCAGGGCCTCCAGTGAGGACGCTCGCCCGTCAAGCAAAGACGTTGCCGATTCCAGGTCGGAGGTCCGCCAGTCGAGAACGAAGGCGAGGCCGTCGGCGTAGGACTTCGCCTCGGACTCAGCGGCGTCCGCCTTCGCGGCGGCGCCAACCTCTGTCTCGACACCGACCGGCAGCTGCCCATCGGGCAGCCTGCCCCCGGAGTCCAGGCCGGCGACGCCCATCGGCGCGCCGATGATGTCTTCAGGCACCTTCGATCCGAGCGCGAGGTTGCTTCGAGCAATCGCGTCAGCCGCTGTATGGGCTGCGGAGTTCGCGGTGGACACAGCAGCCGACGCCTTCGCGTCGGCGTTCTGAGCAAGCCCCCGCAAGCTCTCTACGCTGCTATTCAGCTCGTCGTCCCAGTCAGCCTGACCGCGAGTTGGAAGTCCGTAGGTCACAGTCCATACCCCTGATGTCCGTACGGCGCTTCGCCGTAACCAAGATCAGGCACGACGGTGAACCCGTCGGCCCCCAACTGCTGCGCCACCTCGTCGGACACGACGTAGGTGCGCCCGCCCTGAAACCACTCGACGCCCTCGGTCAAGCCCTTCAGGTCACCGATCCACGGCACCGGAGTCAAGGTGAAGACGCCATCGGTCTTCACCACAGACTCGCCGGCCTGGACCTGGAAGCGACCCCAGAAATGATCCGACGACGACTGCCCCCGTGTAGGGGGAGTGAACGTCGGCATCTCAGACCTGCTTGCGCTTCTGCTTCACCGCGATGGACTCAGCCTCGCGCACAGCGCGGGCGAGCTTCCTGCGCCGACCACCCTTGGCGATAGCCAGGGCCTGCTCCAGCAGAACCAGCGCCTTGTCCACCCGGGCACCCCGGGTCTCCACTGTGACGAACGTGGGCAGCCACGGACGCACCGAGTTCTCAGCGAAGTCGGTGCCCAGGATCGACACATGTAGGTGTGTCGTGTGTGCGTTGGCGCCGCTGTACTTGACCTTCTTGAAGCCAGTGCTGCGGCTATAGATGTGGCCGTTGAAGATGATGTAGTAGACCCGCGAGTCTTTCTTCAGCCGCTTCAGCAGCGCGAATGGGCGGATGCCGTCGCGGTCGATGTCGACCGCCCGGACCACCCCACGGCGTGAGCCGGGGGCAGCCCAGTCAGGGTTGTGGTCGGACTTCCTCGCCGCGTGCGACGGGTCACCGATCCACCCGTCGCTGGTCTTGTCACGCTTAGGCCACTTCTGGTTCACCTCATCACGAAGCTTCACCAGAGACGGGGCAAGGAAGTACGACACAACAGGCTCCCTAAAGGTGCGGGGCGATCTTGCTGAAAACGGGGCCCGACGCTGCGGCAACCCCCAGGAGCACCCAGCGGAACCGCTCCAACGTGCGGAGCCGTTCCTCGTGATCGGTGCGTTGCTGGATCAGTACGTCCAGCTTGGTGTCCATGACGGCGAGACGTTCGCCCACCGTCGTGGGCGTAGAGGCATTGGTCATCGGCCCTCCATCAGTCCGACCGGACGGTGAGGGACGGGCCCCGCGAAGGGCCCGCCCCCGAACCGTCACGATCAGGCGTTGATCGAGGAGCCCGACTCCAGGCGCCACAAGCACGCCTCACGGAAGCGAGCCCAACCAAGGAAGCCGTACCAGCCGAGCGGCTGGAAACGGTTCAGTCGGTCAGGCACAACACCCACACGAACCTCCGGCTCGACCACGACACCCTCGGCAAGAGCCTCCTTGCCGGCGAAGACGGTGCGGTACACCTTGGCCTGCGCGGTGCCCGCGCCAGCGCCGTCAAGGTCCACGCCGTCGGCGGCGACCTTCATGCGCGCCGACTCCTGGAAGTAGACGCCCTGGTAGACACCAGTGACGCCCGGCCAGAAGACGCCCGGAGCGGCGTACTTGTGCGCCTCCATCCAGCCGGTGTTGCCGACCTCGCGACGGAGGTCGTGAGCAACGTCGGGGTGGATGCCACACCAGTACAGGTCCGCAAGGCGGGCAGGAGCGCCAGCCGAACGGAGCTTGGTGACAATGGTCCGCACGTCGTCAGACGTGATGACATCATCGTTGTCCACCGTGGCGGTGGACGTGGCGGTACCGGCGTAGCGGACGTTGGTGCCAGCCGACACCACGTCACGCACCAGCACGTCCAGCGAGTCCCGCATGTTGTGAACAACACGGTCACGCTGGTACGGGTCGATGTCGTGGAACGACGTGGCCCCCACCTTGACGGTGGAGATGGTGGCGTTGCCGTACTCGTACGGCGTCAGGGTGACAGCCGTCGGGTCGGGCAGGGCCACGAAGTCCGGGTCCGCCGTCTCCGACAGCGGGGTGGTGGACGGAGCCAGGTCCGACGCCGTGTAAAGGGCGATAGACGAACCGGGGCGGTCCACCTGAACGGGGCGGGTGTCCGCGAGGGTACGGAGAATCGGCTGGTGCCGAAGCTCCGCCCGCACGTACATGTCAAGAGCGGTCTTGACGGATGCCGGGAGGGTGGAGGTGGAAATGAAAGCGTCAGCCATTGGACGCAGACCTCACTTCTAGCGAGAGATGGGCAGGGAGGTCACAGCCCGTGCTGCTCGAACAGGGCAGCAACGGCGGCACCGTCCATGTCGGCGGTGATGAGTTGCTGCACCTGCGCCAACTTCGTCATGTAGGCGTCACCGCCAGCGGCGGCACCATCCAACGAACGAAGCTGACCGTAGGGGGCAGCCGGATCGGGCTGCCCACTTGCAGCGGGCTGTGTTCCCGGCTCCGTGGAAGCCTTCGCGTAGTCGTCGCCGTTGGCCTCAATCCACTCGGTGACCGCCTCAGTATTGAGGGGGTCAACCTTGTCGGAGAGGAGGGCAGACTTCACTCGCTCGGGGTTCTTGAAGCCGGTGAGCACACCGGACAGTGCGGATGCCTGCATCTGCGTACGGAGCGTGTCGCGCTCCGACGAGATGTCTTTCAGGCGGTCCTGAAGCTTCTTGTAAGCGTCACGAAGGGCACGCGGGGTGTCCGCGTACTCGTCGCTGTCAAGGTCGATGTGCTCGATTGCGTCACTCACTAGTGACCACTCCATTCAGATGAGCGCACGCCGAAACACCTCCGTGGAGGGCGGAGGTGTTGCTCGTGCTACCGGTCTTACGGATTCACTGGCGTGGGGCCGGTCGGTCCACGCAGGTCTTGTGGGCTGGAGTGCCGCATCGCGGGCACGTCACAGCAGTCGGGGGCACGTCCTGTCCGCACCAGCAGACACCGCGCCCCATTCCTAGAACTGCCCAGCAGCCCGGTCACGGGCCAAAGTGCGTCCATCAAGCCCGGATCGCCCAGAGAACGCGGCGCGTTCCTGGGACGCCAGGCCGTGGCGCTTGCGGGCAGACTGGCCGTCGGCCTCGAACACTTCCTGTTCGTAGTCGCGCTGGTCGAACGTGGAGCCGTAGATGTCACCCAGCGTCTGGAAGGTGTGCAGGCCAGCCTTGATGGAGCCATAGCCACGGATCGCATCACCCTCGGTGACACCGAGTTCCGCCAGACGACCGGCGTACTCCTCGTCCACACCGAGGTTCTGGCGACGGGCCGCTGCGCTCAGCAGCACCGTCTGGTACTTGCGCTGGATCAGTGGAGCCGCACGGTTCGGGTCCATCATGTAGGCGAGCAGGTCGCCCTGCCCCATGCCCATCGCACGCAGCTGGTCCTTGATGGCCGAGTCCTCACGGTTGGCGAGGTCGGAGTACGCCTGGGCCCGCTGCTGCAACTCCGCAGCGGACACCTGGTTGCCGATGAAGCCGGCGAAGTCCGAGGGGTCGTCGTAGAACCCCTCGGGCAGACCGTAGTTGCGGAGCACCTGGGCGTAGGACCGCTCGACCGCCAGATACTCGGCGGGAGTCAGCACGCCGAGTCCGCGCTGACGCAGCATCTCGTTGCCCGCGAACCGCTGCTTCCACTCGGCGGTGTTCTGGAGCTCCAGCATCACCGACGCCTGATCGGTGATGCCGCGCTCGATCAGCTTCCGCAGCACGCTCGAAAGGGAGCCGAGGCCGTACTGGTCCAGCATCTGGCGCATCACGTCGTACGCCGACTGGTTCCAGTCGATGCCCGGAGTCTCCGGCGCGGGCGCAGGCGTGGGTGTGGTAGGCGTCGGGGTCGACGGGGTGCCGGTCGGCGGAGGGTTCAACCCCACCGCCCCGCCCAGGGGTCCGGTGACCATCCGTGGCGGCTGCACGATACCCATGTCGGTTCTACCGGAGCCAGCCAGCGCCTTGGAGATGAACGACTCGGAGAACCCGATAGCCCGCAGCTGCCCAGGGGACAGCTGTGACGCTCCCCCAGAGTTGTCCTTCGTGCCCGTCAACCGGGCCACGATCTGCGACTTGTCCAGGCCCCGCCTCTGAAGGGCTCTAATGCGGTCGTATGCCATTAGGCCAGCACCCCCATGTCACGCAACAGCCCAGCGGTCAACGAAGCCATCTCCTCGCGGGCGTTGTCGGTGTACTGCCACCTGTTGTCGTTGCGGATCGCGTCCTCGAAGTCACCCAACGAAATCGTGGTGGGACGCCCCTTGTCGTCGCGTGCCGACAGCACGCTCCGCAACAGCTTGTCGTCCAGACCCACCGCCGAAGGCGACAACTCCAACCGCTCCGCCAGCATCTGCCGGTACGGATCGACCAGTTCCTGGATCGTCATGCCGGCGTCGATCTGTGTAGAGAACGCCTGGTACTGCTGCTTCGCCAATTCCCGCACCCGGTTGGTGACACCCTCCAGGGTGTCGTTGCCAGCCACCAGGCGCTTCACCTGAGCAGCCCGCCACTGCGGGCCCAGCTTCAGCCCGTAAGCCTCGGCCAACTGAGCGATCTGCCGCTCCGACTCAGCAGCGGTGCCACCAAGATTCTTCTTGGTGAGTAGCTGCTTGAAGTTGACACCCTTGGACATGTTGTCCATGAGCTGGGCTTGGGTCCAGCCCATCGTCACCGCAGTCTCGGACCAAGCCATCATCTGCTTGCGGTTCATGCCGGCGGAACCGAACATCGACTGCCAGGTGTCCCGCACCGTGGCGAACATCTGATTGACGTTCGCCTTGTAGGTGGCGGGGTCCGAGGTCTTCTGGATGATGGCGTTACGGACGTTCGCCGAGTTCTTCTTGAACCAGTCGGTGGACCGCAGTTTCGCCACGAACCGGTCGGGCGCCCAGTTGTTCCTGGTCGCCTGCCGGAACAGCTTCATCAGCTCCGGGTCGGACTGGAGGAAGCCCAAGGCAAAACCGTAGTTCTGCGCCATCTCCTCGCGGCTGAGCGTGTCACGCTCGGGTGCGTTAGGCATCCAGTCTCCTACCTAGAGAGGCGGATTCCCCATCCGCCCTTGAACACGCTGTCAATCGAGTCGACCTTCACCGCGCTGCCAGGGCGCGGTGCGTGAATCACCTGACCGTTGCCCACGAAAATTCCGATATGGTCAGCGCCGTTGTTGCGTGATGAGTTGTCGATAGCGACTAGATCGCCAGGCTTCAGAGCATCAAAGCCGACCCGCTCCCCAGAGCGAGCCTGGTCCGCAGACAGACGCGGAAGGTTGAACCCCCGCTCCCCATACAGCAGAGCGATCAGCCCCGAACAGTCCACGCCGCTGTAGGAGGTGCCGCCCCACACGTAGGGCGTCCCCAGCATCTCCCGGGCCGCAGCAACAATCTCGTTACGCCAAGACTCCTCACCACTGAACGTGGTGGTCGTCGTGGTGACGCCCAGGTCTTCCAGGCTGGGCATCTGTAGATGCGCCAGCTGGTTCTGCGGCTGCTGACCGAACGACATGGTGCCGAGGCCAGACTCAACAGCAGACGCCTCGCCGAGACCAACGTCGTCGGCGGACATCGCGTCCAAGGCCGACCCGTCTACCGCAGCGACAGCCTCGGTCGGGTCTGCCGCAACAGGGTCCGGCTTCAAGTCAGCCAGCAAGTCGTCCAGCCCGGGGGACGCACCCAGCGTCCCCGCCTGCGGCGAAGCCACCGAGCCCATGAGTTCCCTCATGGCCTTCTCGTGCTTGGCGTAAGCGTCCGGGAAGCCCGACCGCTGCACCGCCTGGGCTGCCTGCGTGAGCGACATCGAGTCGCGTCCCGACAGGGACAGCAGCCCCGGGTTGGTGCCGGCCCCCTTGAAGAAAGCCTGCGCCGCATAGCGCGGGTCACGAATCTGATCGACCGTTCCCCACGCCATCGACGGACGCTGCTGGAACAAGCCTTGCGAGTCGCGGTCCCCGTAGTTCAGGTTCCGCAGCCCACTTTCCTGGGCAGCCACCATCAACGCGATGAGCACGTCACGGTCGGACGCTCCGAGGGAGCGGCCCACCTCTGCGATCAGCGCCGCGTTTCTGCGCTGCTCGTCATCCCACGCCATCAGACATCACCGATAGCCCCGAGGGCACCCAGCGTCGCATTGAAGAAAGTCGTGGCCGACTGGTACTCAGCCCAGTCCGGGTCGGCCTGAGCTTCCTGCTCAGCCGACCGCATCACATCGGCACCAGTCCACCCACCCGTGGTGGTGGAGTCAGCCTCGACAATCTCACCAGCCTGGTACCGCTGGATCGTCTCGGTGATCGACGGGTTCCGTGCAGCCGACTGGTTCATGCGGAACGTGAAGTCCCGCACCTCGTCGTCGCTGGGGTCACGCCCCAGCTGCTGCGCCAGAACCTGCTGCATGACCTGCCAGCCTTGGCCCTCAGTAATCTCACTGACCGTGCGCTGCGTCGTGGTCTTCGAGCCGGACTCGTAGTCCACAAGGGAGCCCGCAGCAGCGGACTCCGACTTATGCATGTCCAGCACATCCCACGGCGTCACCTTCTTGGTGCCACCCGACAGCGAGTAGATGTGGGCGGCTCGGTTGACGAGCCCGCCCCACACCTGGGTCATCGTGTCGAAGTCAGTGACGTTCAACCCGGCTTCACGCATCTTCTTCATGGCGTCGAGAATCTTCTTCTCGTCCCACATGTATGGACGGTTCTGCGCGTGAGTGAGCGTCGCCTCGACCGGCTCCTCGTACACACCGAAGTCCTCGCCCAGCGCATCGGCGCGACGGGGGGAGCCGGCGTTCGGGTCGTACATCGACTTGGCTTGGCGCTTGCGGCCACCCAGGTACACCATCGGCTCGCCGTACTGCGAGTAGTGCCCTTGGGCACGGCGGGTCACCCAGGACGGGAGCTGGTCCCGCCCGGAGGCGGCACCCTCTGCCTGCACTTGGGCGATCAGGGCGTTCATGTCCAGTAGCCCGCCAGAGGCGGAGGGGGCGGGGGCATTGCGGACCCCGCCACTCGCCGCACCCCGGATCACCGACAGGAGCGCCTGCGCCGGACGCTGGAGGGCGTCCGCGATGGGCCTGTCAATCTGGTTCACCATCAGCCGACCTCTCCTGTCAGGAGCGGGTCGCGCTCCAACAAACCCTGGAACCAATACTCATCGAACTCGGTGTTCGACTCGACAAGCTGACCGACCACCCGGGTGAACTCCTCCATGACCGGAGCCATGTCCTGGGCGTCCGGGGAGAAGGTGAGCCCCGCCTCGCGGCGAGCCTCCATGTACTCCAGCACCTGGGCGCGGGTAGCGAGATACTGCTGGAGCACCCGCACATCCCCGCGCATGGAGTCCTTGCCGAGCTTCGACTCGAACGCCACACGCTCCAGGTCGTCCACCAGAGAGTCGAACTCGTTCGGGTTGAACGAATCCCACTCCTCGCCCCAGGCGTAGTTCTCGGCCTTCAGTTGCTCGACGGCTTCCCGTCGAGCCTGCATCAGCACCTCCGACTCGCGGTAGGTGGTGAGCCCTGCCTGCTGTGCAACAAGGTCAAGCTGAGCGGTGAGGCCCGCGTAGCGGTCCCACCCTCGCTTCACCTGATGCTCGATCTGCGCCGTACGCGGGTCGTCGTTCGACAGGTACGTCTCCGAGTCACCCGGTCGAACCCGCTGGTTCATAAAGAACACGCGGGCTTCGGGCGACCATTCGCCCTTGCCGTCGGCACCCATGACGCCCTTGTGCAGCCGGTAGTCCACCTTCCCCAACAGGGGACGGTGCTGCTTGAACGCAGACACCGCCTCGATGGAGATGTCGATGCCGGTCGGGTTGTTGAACGTCGAGTAGATGAGCGGCATGTATGCCTCGCCGTACCGCTCCTTGAACTTCTCGATAGCCCACTCGTATCCGTAACCCTTGTCTCGGGACAGGTCACTGATCTGTCGCCAAGCGTTAGTGATGGCTGCGTACTTCGACCCCGGTTGAGCCGGGGCCGGAGAGAACATGTTGTTGGCGAACCGAAGCCACATCTCCGTGTTGGTCAGGCGACCAGCGCGGACCCGCAGCTCCTCAGCCTCAGACTCCGTGGGTTCCCTGCCGTTCTCCAACAGGAAGTCCGTGGACATGTCCGAGATGTTCTGCCGCCACCGGGTGTTGTACTCCCGGTTGCCCTCGCCCTGCACCGCAGCCATGAACCGCTTCAACGTGGCAGGCCACAGCACATCGGTCGGAGCCCCGGGCGGGAACGGGTTGAACACCCGTGCCACCCGAGCAATCTCCTCCTCGTTGGCGTACTTCGCTGCCAGATACTCGGCAGGGAGCGACACCACAGGACCGGCGCCCGGGTTCATCAACCCGCCCTGGAGGACGAGGTTGAACGAGTTCTCCCCGAGCGTCCACTTGGAGATGGACGTGGGGTCCATGACGATCTTGCGACCGTCCTCCAGCTCGAACGTCTCGATCTTCTTGCCGCCCCAAGCGGCAGGCCACTGGAGCAACAGACGGTGGTCGGTCGAGATACCTTCGCCGGACTCGACCAGCTCACCCTCGGAGTTGACGACAAGCTCCAACTTGCGGGGCATGTCGAACGCCTGCTGGAAGCGGCGGATGATCGACGGGTCATCCCCGACGATCCGCCACCAACGAGCCAGCGACTCCTGGTGCGCCGCGAAAAACGGAGACACGAACCGCATCACATGCGCCGCACTGGAGTGCGCCGAGATGTCGAACAGGGTGCGCTTCAGGTCGTGCATCGCCATCTTGCGCGCCTGGGCCATCACTCGCTGACGGTCAGCCTCGGTGAACCGAACCGGCCCACCAGACTTCCGCTTCGCCAGAGTGAGCAGCTGGTGCTGCTCCTGGACGTGCACCTTGTACATCGAGTTGAAGTACGGGTGGCGGGAAAGCCGATCCGTCGGCGTCTCCGCCAGGGCCTTCATCACCCGATTCATCGCCTTGCCGGCCATCGTCACCGCAGCAGAGATGCCGAGGTTGTCGCCAACCACAGCACCATGCACGGCGGGCCCCATGTCGGGCCCGACCGTCTTCCGCAACGTCGCGGTAGTGACCTGACCTTTGGCGACCTGCTCGCGCAGCTCCGCCGTCGGCAGGTAGTCGTCCACCAGTTGCTGGATGCGGTGACCCCAATCTTCGGGGTCGTGCGCGAAGTGCGGCAGCCGCTCCCGCAGATGCTTCTGCTGGGGCTTCCCCAACCACTTCACGAAGTCATCGACGTTGCCGCCGTTGACGAAGTGCATCGCAGCCTCGGACTGCCGGAACTGGAAGTTCACCGCCGAAGCCCACGCTTCAAGGTGACCGCGCTCCCCGGGCTGCACGATGCGGTGCGACCGGTTAGCGGTCAGCCCCATGTAGGAGGCTTCCTCGCCGGTCTGCAACACCGCGTCGAACGTGGCCTGGGAGCGCGATGCCTCACGCATCGCCTCACCGGACGGGGTGGCGAACGCGCCGTCGTACTCGACACCGTTCAGCCGGAACGACTGGGTGCCGACAGTCTTCTTCGGCGCCTTCTCGAAGTCAGCAAGCTGCTTCTCCAACTCGCCTGCACGCTTCCGCAGCTCCGACGGGGACTCGTCGGGCAACTGCTCCAGCAGGTTGTTGCGGGCAGACTCTTTCTCCGCCAGCCACTCCCGTGCCTCGCGCAGTTTCGCCTGCGACTCCGGGCTGCCGTCTTTCTCCCACTGGTTGACCCAGTACCGCTTCTTGTTGATCGAACGGTGCAGGGACCGCGCCTCGCGGTACAAGTCGTCGTAGCCGGCAAGGCCTGCCGCCTCCGCCTGGTCCAACAACTCCCGACGCTGGAAACGCATCTGGGCCGCAGCCACAGATGCCTCCCGGTTGCGGGTAACCTTGTTGTACCAGAGGTTCTTGGCAGCCTCGGTGCCGTTGTCGCCATAGAACGACATGGCGTTCAACTGGGTCCAGATACGCATGTGGTCGTCCATGACCACACGGATGGGGTAGCCCAGGCGCATCAGCACCGAGAACTTCCACACCCGAGTGCCGGTGGCAGCCACGTCCAGCAGCATGTCGGTCGCGGCACGCCGCGCCTCCAAAGCCTTGGCGACAGCCGAACCAGCCGGAGCCTTCATGCGGGACAAGCGGTCAATCTCGTACTCGTTCTCACGCCACGCACGAGACATCCGAGACAGGCGCGACCCTTCACGGGACAGCGCCTTCTCCGCCAGGTTCACGTCGACCATCGGGACGACGTTGCCCAGCTGGGTCTCCAGCAGCGGCAGTGCCACAGGCACGCCGTCGTCGCTGATCTGGTCCACCCGCAGGGACCACTTGGAGTCCGTACGGGAGGCAGCGGCAGTCGCCTGGTCCACAGCAGAGTCGGCCACCCGGGTGCCGAGAGCGGCACCGGCAGCGGGGTCCATCTGGGTGGCCGCGTAGGCGCGGCCCTTGGCAGCAGTCAGCCGAGCAGAACGGTGACCGTTCTGGCGCATCATCAGTTCCTCGATGAAGCCCCGGTCAATCTCCTGACCAACCTTCTCGCTCCACCGCTCAGCCAGCCGCTTCATCGACAGGTTCTCGGCCTTGACGATGATCCGCTGGCGCTCCGCCTCGTTCCGGGCGAGCGCGGCCTCGGACAGCACAGCCATCCGGTTGGCGTCATCGACCTGCGCGACTCGCATCATCGAGTCGAGCTGGATGGTGGAGCCGTCCCAGTCGTGCAGGTTGGCGATGCCGTGGTACTGCGAGGTGCGGAGGGCGTTGATGCCCTTCGGCAGCGCCTTCGTCCACGGCGAGGCAGCGAGGCCGACAGTGTTGACCACCAGCAGCGGGATGCCGTAGGCACCCTTGGCGTAGATGGTCGACGCCGACTCCTGTCGTGCGCGGAGCACGGTGCCAGGCTTGCGGGCAACCTCAGCGGTCTTGGTGACCACAGTGTCCAGTGCAGCGTTGCCGGTGTTCGCTGTGCCGTCCCCGATGAGGGCGCCCTTGCCCTGCTCTCGACCGAGGGCCCTGCGGCCCGTGGCGCTCGTACCGGGAAGCTCCTTCAGCCCACCAGCAAGCTCGGACAGAATGCGCTGACGCGCCTCCCAGCCGGTCACGAACTCGTCAATAGCCTTCTCGGAGTTGAGGTTCCCGAGCTGGCGCTCCAGGTCGGCAATGAACGCCGGGTTGGTGCGGGCCGACGGAACCAGCGCCTGAGTCTTCAGCTCCAGGGTGGTGCCACGCAGCATGTTCTTCAACTGGTCAGCGATGTGACCGGCGTCGACAATCTCCGACTCCAGTCGCTTGATCTGCGACTCGTCGCCAGCAGCGACCGCAAGGATGCGGCGCTGGGCGTTGCGGGCCTTGACCTGGCCCTCCAGCACAGCCCTGCGACCGAACTCCTCCGGCACCTCCGATAGACGCCCGGCGTCAGCAAGCAGGCCAGCGATGGCGCGACCATTGGTGGTGCGCGCCAGTTCCGGGGAGCCAGCGAAAATCTCGGCAGCGTTCAAGGGGCGACCGCCGTCGCCCGCCTCGTTGATCCACCGCAGGTAGTTCTCCGTGCGGGTGGAGATGTCCGTACGCTCAGTCCACTTCCCGCCGAAGACGGGAAGGCCAAGCTTCTCCGCCTTTGCGGTGTGCATCCGGTCGAACAGGTCGACCCGCTCCTCGGGGGAGAGGGCTCGACGTTGCGCCTTCGCCTTGACGGCGGAGGCACCCTTGCCGACCACGATGCCGGGGTCGAGATACCAGCGGGCAAGGAAGTCCATGCCGCCAGAGAGCACGGTGGACTGGAGCCCCAGGCCCTCGTTGATCTGCCGGTAGGCACGGTCATCCATCGGGTCGCTCATCGCGCCCTGCACAGCCCACTGGCCGGAGTTCAGGCCCAGCATGAACGGGGCCTCGGCGTTCAGCACGGCCATCGACTGGCCGATGCTGCGGTTCTGGGCAACGTCGTACGCCTTGGCCCACGACTCCGCATCGAACAGCACGCCAGGGTTGCGCTGGTCGAACGCCGCTGCCGTCTGCGTGATGCCGGTGGACAGCGGCTCGGAGACGCCTTCGCGGTACACGTACTCCAAGCCCTGCATGGCCTTGGAGAACCCGAGGCCAGTGAAGGTCTCCTCGTTCAGCAGCGGGTCCAGCACGTCGCCGGCACGACCGGCGAGCTTGTTGAGGATCGTGCCGAAGTCGTCGTCTTCGTCATCGAACGGCGCCGACGCCAAGTCCCACACGGCACCAGCGGGCGCGACAATCGCGCCACCAAGCGACTCTGCGGTGTTCTTGATCGAACCCCAGATGTCAGCCATACACAGCCGCCTTCAACCGTCGGACGAACGCCCGGGTCTCCGGGTTGGACTGGGGGAGGTTGGCGATGAACTCCAGGGAAGGCAGCAGCGGACGCAGCTGCTCGACCGACGCCTGCTCCTCGGTGGGGATGCCAGCGGCCTGCGGGCCGACGCCCGCACCGACCGGTGCGCCAGCCGTGATCGGCTGGTCCGGCATCGCCGAGGGGGCGTTGATCGGAACGAGGTCGGCTGCACCGCCACCGCCGCCTTGCATGGCGGCACCGGCCTGCATCCCTTCCATCTCCTGGCGCTCCCCGTACTCGCCGCCAGGGGCGACCATGCCCGCCTGCGTGGGGCCACCGTCGGTGCGCTGCGAAAGGGCGCCTGGTGGGGATACGGGCGCCGGGTTGCCAGGGCGGCGGTAGCCGCCGCGTCCGTCAGCCATTGGCAGTCTCCGTCAGGTATCGGATTGCAGCAGAGAGAAGGTCGGGCGAGTCCTTGAATCCCCCGAGGGCCTTGTTGCAGCCAGAGCACAGCAGGCCGCGTATGCACGCCCCGCACGTTCGCTTCTTTGGCGGAGGGCAGCACGAGTGGTCGTGGTCGACTGCGAGATGGGTCCCAGGCTCCGGCTCGGAGCCACAGATGGCGCAGGCGTCACCTTGGTCCGCGAGCAGGGAGGCGTAGTCCTCTGCCGTTAGCCGAAACCGGAAGGAAATGTTCCGAGCCCGCCCGGACTCGGGCGTGTAGTTGCGCCGACGGCGCTCGCGCTGTGCGGCAAGGATGCGCGCCCGGACTTCGGGGCGCCCCCGTCGCAACTCCTCACGGCGCCACGAGCAGGCCCGGCAGTCGTTCCGCTTCCCGTCGGCTGCCCCGGCACGGTTCTTGAAGGCGTCGAGCGGCTTCGCTTCGCCGCACCGTATGCACACCTTCTGCGAGAGCGCACCCGGGCCCGACACGGCAGCCGGATTGGAGGGCTGCCTATAGCCGCCTCGTGCCATCGTTCAGCCTCCCTTGAAAGAATGAGTGCCGGGTCTAGCGCCCGCCTGGACCCGGCAACAGGCCGGTAGCAACCCGCCTAAGCGGGAATGGGCAAGTCGTGCTGGGTCGGGGTCTACTTGATCCCGGAGCGCGTGTTCCCGACACCCGGACCCGGGGCGCCGAACTCGGCACCCGCCCCAAGCGGGGCCTGGTCGAAGCCGGTCACTGGGGTCTTGCTGTCGTCACACGGCTCAGCAGATAGTGCGGACGAAGACTGGGTGCCGCCCTTGTTGGTCTTGAAATCAGCCATTGAAGGCATCTCCTTTATTCGGGTGAAGGTAAGGCGACGCCTTACATCGGGATCATGCGACTCACGTTCGCGGACATGTTCGGGTCGCCTCCGGCGCCGACCCCGGCAAGCATCATCAGCATGTCTGAAGCGCCACCACCGCCAGCGCCAGGCAGGCCAGCGCCGCCAGCCTGAGCCTCAGCCAGAGGGTCCGGCGCAGGCGCCTCAGCCTGCGGGTCTTCCTTCGGTGCGAACACCTTCTCCGCAGCCTCCGCAGGAGACTTGCCGTTAGCGACAAGCTTGCGAATCTCGGTGATCTGCTGGACCAGCTCACGCGGGTCCATCCCACCCATCGCCATCTGCGGGATCGCCTGCGGCAACGCAGCCAAGGCCGCAGCGATGGAGTCGTCCATCTGCTCCAAGCCGATAGCCCGCTCCTCCTCGGAGGGGTTGATGTCCACCGGCAACGTCTTGCGTGCCGTCTGCTTGGACACCAGCCCGCCAGCCAGGGCCTGGAGGATGAAGATGAGACCCCGGTTAGCGTCCAGTCCGGCGATGGCCCCATAGGTGACATCGCAGGTGTAGTCCCCGGCGATGTCCTTGCCAGCCTGATACTCCAGCTTGAACGGGGAACCGTTGTCCCTGATGAAGAACGTCTTCTTCAAGTCCGGCCACAGATGCTCGTCCATCTCGAAACACATCGAGATGACATCTTCCATAGCCGAAGCGTTGAGCCGCTGGAACGTCGCCACCTGAGTGTCGAACGCACCGTTCAAGGCTTGGATGCCTTGGCCGGTGATGACCGAGGCGTCGATGGAACCGGTGCGCCCCTCGGGGTACCGGGAACCCATCCGCTGCTCCTGGGCCAGCACCTGGCCTTCAGGGAACAACGCCGGACTGATCTGGAGCGGGACGGTGGTGACTTGCCCGTCGGTCTGGATGGCCGCGAACGGGCCAATCTCCATCTCGTTCACGTCCATCGGAACGACCAGCGGGGCGTTCACCTGACGCTCAATGGCGCTCATCGTGTACATCTGGAGCAACGCCCGGGCGACCTGCACCCAGATAACGTCATCGAACTGACCACGCGGGCCCTGCCCGGTGATCGTGGGTCGCTCCACGATCCGCACCGGACACTTCCCCGGCAACGGGGAAGGCAAGTCCACCAGCACGATCTGCGGGTCTAGCACGAACAGGAGCCTGCGCTCCTTGTCGTACCAGTCGACCACCTCAACCTCGGTGGCTTCAGTGTGGCGCTTCTGGTGAGCCGCCAACTGTGCAGCGTGATCCGGGTACTTCAGCATCAGTTCGTCTATCGGAATCCGCGACACCTCGAAATACTCGGCGGTGTTGCCTCGATAGTCTTTGACGTAGTGCGCTGTGGCGCGTTCCCCGACACGGATGCGGGGAGCGTGCTCCTCGGTGTCCGGGTCGATGATGTAAGCCATGAACCCGAACGACCCGTAGCGGTCAGCGCCAGCAAACATCTGGTCTTGAAGCCGAGACTTCTGGATATAGGAGTTGGCTATCGCGTTGCGCTTGCTCTGCCGAGTCACCTCAGAGGCGTTCGACAATGTGGCTGCGTTGCAGTTCACCGTCGGCACCGGGGCCATCGTCTCAGCGATGTCCCGGGCCGTGGTGTCGATGAGGTTCGCCACCAGCGGGCGGTCGAACTCCTCGGTGTTGAACAGGCCGGGAGCGACCTTCTCGTAGTCGCCCTGGCGAATGGCGATCAGCTTCGCGTACTCACGGTCACGGGACACGTTGCGCGCCCGAACAACCTGTACGCGCCCAGTGATGCGGGAAAGATCAGACACTGGCGACCACCTCTAGAATCCTCCACCCCGGTAGTCCGCGAAGTTCACTACTGAACGGTTCTTCGCACTTCGAGGGGAGACGAATCGGTTGGACCGCCCGAGGGCGACCACATTGGAGGCGCGGCCCTTGCCGACGCCCAGATACTCCCGAGCACCCACCTCGAAGAACCACAACGCCATCACGAGGTCGCAGGGCACCTTGTTCGGGTCAAGCTCGGGGGTCCAGGTGACGAGTTGATGGATGAGCGTCTTGACGCCATCCAGGTTCGGCCTGGGCAGCTCGATGAGCGGGGGAGTGATCTCCCGCCACTCACCAGCCGGGTTGTCCCACGCCTTGTCGTATTCACCGAACAGTGGGGCGAACGATGAGATGCCGAAAGTCGGGTCCCATTTATTGCTGTTGCCGGTGACGAACGAGCGGCCCTTGCTGCGAGCGACCCAAGTCCCGGATGGGGTCGCGGGGCACCACATCTGCCCCTCGCCCTCAACCAGTTCAAGCAGGGGCCGGTTCGGCATGGCGACGTGGGCGTACCTCTTGATCTTGCGCCGCACACCCCAGCAGGTCTTGTTCTTCTTGAACCTGCCGTTGCCGTTCTCATGCTCGAAGCGCCGCACGGTGTAGCCGTTGAGGATGGCTGCCATCTCGAACGCCTCGATCTTGTCGAGGTCGGTCGAGAAGAAGACCTCCCCGCATCCGTCGCCCAGCAGCATCGCGTTCATAAATGCGTCGCGTTCACCAAAAGTGAACGCTGCGATACGCCGAACATCGACGCGCTTCCCCGGGGCCCACTCGCGCAGTTGCGCGTCCTGGCCGCTCGGGATGTAGAACGAGTCAACCCCGGCGCCGTTGTTGTGGATCGTGTAGCGCCAACCGAGCGAGTCGAGGTGCCCCTTGATTTGGGCCCACTTCTCGGGGTTCGCAGCGGGGGACTGGTGGATGTAGAGGCCAGACTTCCGCTCGGCCCCTTCGCTGAGGTACCAGCCAAGGATCGCGGCGAAATCTCCGCGTTCCGAACCGTCGTCCTCCGCGTCCAGGGCGAGGCGGATGGCCGTGTTCGACTTCAGCTCATCGGTCGAGACGAACCGCTCCTCTGACCGCGAGTTGCCAGACCACCGCACGAGGTGGCGGTGCTCGGGCGTGAAGTCACACGCAAGGTTCTGCGAGTCGACCCGGTACACCTTCTCGGGCGCGTCGATCACGTTGACGTGCTCGACCGGCTCCCATCCGTTGTGCGTAAGCACGTCCTCGCCCGGCGAGAGCCGGTCATGGGACTTCCACCCGTCCCGGGTCAGAATCTCCACGTCGGTGGGGACACAGCCGGTGAGGTGTTCGGTGAACCGAATCCCTCGGGTGGTGAACCACTGACGCAGCTCAGCGTCCTGGGTGAAGAACTGGAGCAGGCCCGTCTTCTCGACGCGCCACTCGTCCACCCCGAACTCCTGGGTGACTTCCTTCATCTTGTCTTTGAGCTGCTTGCCGGTGGGCGCCTTCAGGTTCCAGGCGTGCATGATGTACCGCTTGTTCGTCTCGCGGTCTACCGCACCGACGATGATCGCGGCGTGGCCCTTCACAGCAGGGTCCAGGCCGGCGATCACGTACTTGTTGTGCATCCCCCCGTAAGGGTGGCCCACCTTGTCGGCGTGCAGCGGGCCGCAGTAGCGGGCCCCGTTGATGCACCGTTGCACCGCGTGCTCCGGGAAAGTGGCGTCCTCGGCCACCGACTTCTGCTGGTAAATCAGCGCCCAGTCGGTGTTGTTGTTCGACGCCCTGGGGCCCATCTCCAGATGCACCCCGTCCCAGCGGGGGTACATCGTGTGGCCGCCGACCTCGACACCCGCCGAACACTCCTTGGTGTTCTCGCACAGGCAGGTGTCGTCATCCTCACCGGATGACACCCACGGCATGTCGGCGTACGGCCACAGCGTCTTGTGCTCTGTGGGGGTGCTGCCTTCTTCGAGGATCGCCGGGGACGCCAGGTGCGTCCACGGGACCTTCTGGTTGGCGTAGTTCTCCGGCTTCATCAACTCGGAGTACAAGTCCACCGGGGCGATGCGGGTGCCGACCAGCACCAGCTTTCCGCCTGCCTCCAGGCGGGACTCCACCTCCCGGCGCAGCCACTTCATCTGCTTGGCGTACTCCGCGACGTTCGTGCCGTCCACGCCGTCATCCACGAAGATCAGGTCCGCTCGCCGGCCATAGACCTTCGAGCGCATACCGAGCGCCAACACGTTGGCGTCCTTCTCGTGGGAGGCGCCGTCACCTTCGGCACGGACCTTCGTCCCGAACACGATGCGTGATTCGGTCCAAGACTCCGACGTGGCCTCCCAGCCACCGTCGGGGGCATACGCCTTCTGGAGCTCCAGGAACTCTGGGGAGGTGAGGCGCTGCTTGATGCCGTACACGAAGTCGTTCGCCAGGCTGGAGCCCGCCGAGATAATCAGAATCCGAAAAGACGGATTCATGCATAAACGATAAACGGAATAGTCAACTGTAAGCGCAATTGACTTTCCATGAAATGGTGGGCAATTCAGTAATATGCGATTGGCTCGGCCTTTTTGATATTCCTGGGAAGGATGGAGGTCGCGGGGTTCGCGGCCCTCCAAGATGTCCACCCACTGCAACTGGTGCCACGGAGTGGTGATCCCGAGGTACTTCTTTCGCCACTCGGCGAACCCGAGCCGTTCCCCACGCTCCTCGTCGGAGCGTTTGCCCACCTGAAGCTGGCGGGCCTGGTCGACACGATCCCGGAACCGCTCGTCGTCTCGACGCCACTGCTCGTACGTTTTGCGGGCGTACCCGATACGCTCGCAGGCCCCACTGATCGTCATGCCGTCCTGGACCAGCTCTACGAGCTTGTCTTTCGCCGGCTCCCGTTGAAGGCGGGCCTTCGGGCGGGGCTTGCGTTCACGCCGGCCCGGCCCGTTCATCCCACCTTGCGGCATCAGTCGTCGTCCTCCCACACGCCGTAAGCGGCGGTCACCATCTCGGTGCTTGCGTCGTCGCGGTACCACTCGGTCAGATACGCGGTCAGCCCCATCGACCGATGAGTCAACTGGTCGGGCATCTGGGTGACCGACAGCAACGGAACCCCGTCGGGGTCGATCAGGTCGACAGCAGCGATCAACGCCAACGCCATCCCGCCGTTGCGGATGCACCACTGATCGACAGCGCCCCGGATCGCATCCTGGAGCGTGTCCGGCTCGGTGAGGTCGTCTTCCAACAAGCCCGACCTCCATCTCGCGCAGGCGCGACAGAGCACCGAACTTTCGTTCGGTGCGATCCTTGGCTGAGGATTTGGGGCAGGTGACTGCCCCTGTCCGGCGTCCCCTAGAGGGGACCTTCACGGGGACACCGGAGGGTGTCCCTGCGGGGTACGAACACTGTCGTGTTCGTAGTCCGAGGCTGACAACTTGGGGAAGCTCCAAAGCTTCCCTGCCTCGCGCTTACGCGCACCGTAGGAACGACGCCTTGAAGCGTCGTTCCGTTCTGTAGCAGTAACAGTTAGAGACAGGTCTTAGTGGACCTGTCTCTCTGTGGGCCGCACTGCTGTGCGGCCCTACTGTTCAGCTGGTTCGTTCGGGTTTCTCGAAGTCCTCGCTTCGCTCGTCCTTCTCTAAACCCTCTCTCACTATATATAACCCCCTGCTGATACCCCCCTGCAAAAACTGGGTCCAAAGTTTTTTCCGGTAACATGCATCCTTGCAGGTCAGAGGCCCTAAAAAACTTTCCCGGTAACATACTACACAGCGTAGTATCTCAACATGCGATACGGACATATGGGACACCACCAGTGTCCCCACAACGCCATTCAGCCACGAACGTATGTTCGGTGATAGAGAGGGGGAGAGGGGGCCGGCGATTAAACACTGGGGGGTCATAGGTGGACGAAACGGACACCCCCACCCCCACCCAGCTCGACCGCGAGGGGGTGCCCCCACCCCCTCATGCCCTACTGCCTGACCACCGTGCAACTAGCCCAGCATTGGTACACACGGTGCCTATGGGCGGCACCGATTCACTCCCCTATGTGGGCTATGCCCAGGACTTGTGACACCTTCGCGTCAGGTTGACATAACTCTGTCAGACTTGCTGCCTACTGGCTTCCACGTACACACGTGTTCGCCATCCACAGCGAGGGGGGCAGGGGAAGCGGAGCGCTTCGGCAGTGTCTACTGATCAGGTAGACATAGACATGTCAGCTGACCGCCGGCGGGGATGCTTGACGCTTCACGCTTTGGTGTGCGTGAGCGTCCCTGGGCACCCATTCGGTAGACGGGCGCAACGGTGCTAGTGGCACCGTTCCTCCCCTGTGTCCGTGTTCGCTGTCCCAGCGCGTCCCGTGTGAGTCAGGATCACCCAAAGAATCTTTGGCTAGGTGCTTGACAGATGCCGACGCGTACCCCAGATTGGTGGTTGTCAAGTTCACGCCGACCGTTGGGAGACGGACATGAACCGAAACGTTTACGCTGAGGAGGGCACCACCATTACGTGGTGGGTGCCCGCTGACTGCCCGCACAACGAGGTGGCTATCAGTGCCGCCGCTACGTGGTGTGAGACGCGTTGGGGTTTCCGCGCGGTGGTGTCGGCATGAGGGCCCCCGCTATTGCGTCGGGCGTGCGTTGTGACGCCACCTACGACCGCGACGACAGCGGGCGCGAAGGTTTCTTCACGGCCATTGTCGAGAACGGCACAGAGTCCGTGTCGGTGGGCGCGTGCTCCGATGACCTCGTGACCATCTGGCATGGCATGGACACCCCCGCATATGCGTGCGGCAGGCACGCAACGGGCGGGTTGGCCGGTCGGCCCGTGTTCTCGGTCTTTCGTGGACACCGGAACCGCGTCTCCCGGGAGGTGGTCGCCCCGGACAGCTGAACCTTTACCGTCAACCTAGTTGACAGGTAACACAGCAAGCCTCACGCTGGTACTTGTCAAGCAACACCACAACAGCACACATGGAAAGGGTTTCTTGTCTCTCTCATCGGCTGGGGTGGTCGGTGGGAGGGGTTGGGGATCAAAACCAATCAGGTTCGATCACTACACGTTGGGAGACGTGACCATGAACGCACAGATGGAGCGCCGGGTTTGGATCGGCTGCCTGGCTTGCTACAACGATGGTCGCCTGGTGGGCGACTGGTTCCCGGCTATCGAGGCCGGCGAAGTGACCACGGAGCAGCTGCACACGGGCGATATCCGCGTGGATGCCGCCGGCAACGTCATCAACGGTGACGGGTGGGACTCGCCGCACGAGGAGCTGTGGGTCATGGATCACGAGGGTTTGCCGATCAAGGGCGAGTGCTCGCCGGCCACCGCGCAGGCTATCGCCGAGACGTGCGAGGCAATCGAGGCCGATGGGTACTCGGTGGACGCCGTACGCGCGTGGTGTGAGTACGTCGGTGAGGACTTCCCCGCCGAGTGGGACAAGCCGACCCGAGAGAGCTTCGAGGACGCCTACGCGGGGTCGTGGGCATCGTTCCGCGAGTACGCGGACGAGTGCGCCGGCGAGATGCTGGACGCCGAAACCGCTGACTACCGTCACCGCTCCCTGACGGGCGAGCAGGCGAAGCTGTGGAGCCACTGCTACTTCGATTATGAGGCTTACGCCCGCGACCTGGCGCACGACCACTTCACGGAGCGGTGGACGGTGGACACGCCCGACCGCTACGAGACCGGCGTCTACGTGTTCCGGTCCCACTGATCTATCCGCCCCGGTGACCCGCTTTAGGCGGGTGTCAGGTTCACGACCTGGCCGGGGCACCACGGGAAACCAAAAGGGTTTCCCTCGCACGTTGGGAGACGAGCGATGAGCAAGCTTGCAGAACGTGAAGCGTTTTTCTACGAGCACGCCGGCTACTCCTACCGGCCCGGTTTCGAGACCGCCGAGGAGGGGCGCAAGCGTTGCGCCCACGCCCTCGCAATGGCCGAGGTTACCGGCGAGGCGTTCGGCTGGTCGGTTCGGTGGGAGGTCGACCCCGACCCGATGTGGGATGACGACGTGGAGCGCGAGCACACCGATTATGGCCAGTGGTGGGCGGTCCTGGAGGACGAGGACGGCGAGCGCCTGGGGTCGCTCGGGTCTATCGACCTGGGACCGGACGGTTACCCGGATGGTCCTGGCGCTGACCCGTACGCCCGGGTCGTCGCTGCCGAGCTGATGCTAGAGGCGCGGCAGGAAGTCTACTTCCGGCGCTACGCGGTAGGTGCCTGACATGGACACACTTTTCTGTTCAAGCGGCGACTGCCACAAGCGCGCCACACACTCACTCACCGCACAGGCACAGTCTGGCGGGTTGTGGGTGGGCCGCTGGTGTGGTCACGACGACCACAGTCCCCGCCACACGTTCGAGCTGATGGGTTTCGAGGTGATCGGACAGTGAGCGCACTAGAGGACGCCTACGGCGCCGTGCGGGAGCACCTGCACGGCGGGCCCGACGCTGACACGCCGGACGATCTGCGTTCGCTGTTGTGGCTTGTTGCGGAGGCCGTGGAACGTCTCGACGGGCACCGGCACGACGGGATGCCGCTGCGCGACCTGGGTGATTCGCTGACAGGTGCGGCTATGTCGCCTGCATTGCGCGCCTTGCTGGAAGGGCGCAAGCAATGAGCACCCGAGAGCGCATCGGCGCGGGCACCTGGACGGCACTGATCTTCGGCAGTTACGTGCTGCTGATGCTGGCTAAAGGTTCACACGGAATCGTTGGATGAAGGAGAGAGCAATGGAAATCAAGATCACCGTTCACGATGACTGGGACCTCGACAGCATGGCGGACTACGTTCGCGGCGTTGCGGCCCAGATCGCAGAGGGTTACGTTCGCGGCCACGATGGGCCGGACCTGCACTGGGACAGCGACTTCGAGGAGCGCCACCGCCGCATGTACGGGGCGGCGTCGTGACCAGCACCTACGAGCCGTATTTTTCAGTCGGCTACTCCGGTCTCCCGTTTAGCGACATGGAACTCATGGACCGGGACCATCTGGCCGTGAGCCTCTACGAGTGCAGGTCGTGCCGCCTGCTCACCACGTCCCCTGGCCTGCACGCGGATTGGCACCGCGAACTCATCGAGAATGGAGGCGGTCGAGCATGAGTCCCGCAGAGAAGCTTGACGAATGGCAGAAGTCTGTAGAAGGGCGCGGCGCACTGGACGCGCTCGCGGTCCTTGAATGGCTACAGGAAGACGTGCGGAAGTACGAGAAGGGCAACCCCACAGCGGAAGTCCTGGACTCCGCGTGGGAGCTGGGGCCAGACCAGCACGCCGGCATCACCAGGGCACTGGGAACGCTGGAAGCGTTCATCCGTGCCCGAATGTGACAACCAACAACTAGACACCCTGAGAGGGAGGTGACTGTTTCCGTTGCCTCCGGCCCGGATGGACACGCAGTAGCCATAGACGGCTACTGACTCCCCGTTGTTCGCCGGGTCGGGGGGTTGCAGAAACAGCAACCGAAAGGACATGGACATGACCCACCGTGAAACTCTCGCCCTCATCAGGGCACAGAACGAGCTGGAAACCGCCATGCTTGCTCTAGGCAAGGGCGACATTGACAAGGCAGGCACCGCTATCGCTGCGGCTGTCCGCCACATCGACACCCTGATCGGAGATTGAGCGATGACCGAGACACCGAGCATGGCCGAGGTGCTGGCCGAGCACGACGACCCGCCCGGCTGGATGTGGTCGGCAAGCGACCAGATGGTCTACGCCTGCGAATGCGGCGACCACTACGCGGCCGGACCGATCGACGTGATCCAAGAGGTCGAGGTCACGGCCGCCGCCGAGTGGCACCGCGCCCACGTCGCCCAAGCCCTCGCCGCTGCCGGATTCGGGCACGTGGCGAGCGTGGAGGCGGAGCGGGATGCGTTCTTCGGCAAGGCGATGGAGTTCAAGCGAATCGCCATCGAGAACGCCGAGCGAGCCCAGGCTGCCGAAGCCCAGGTCGCCGCCGCGCGGGCGCTGGCTGACGAGTGGATGGCGAACAGCAACGAGGTGTCGAAGTTCATCGACGCCGATCACGCCGCTGATCTCCGCCACGCCCTCGACGGCGAGGACAACTGACATGGATTCGCTGCTGGGTTTGCTGTTCATCGCGTTCGTACTCATCGGCCTGATCGGCTGGCTGTTCGACTAACCCCCGGCCTCTGGCCGGCCCCATATTGACAGGTAACAGAGAAAGCGAAGGTTGAAACATCATGGCGACACTGCGAAACCCGATCCCCCGCCTGGACCCGCACAACCCGCCCGCAACACTGCCCGCTGCACCCATGTGGATGGCGAAAGCGAAGTGTGTCGGCAAGTGGGCACTGTTCGACCGCCGAGACTTGTCCGAAACAGACGCAGCCGCCCTGTGCGCCGGCTGCCCGGTGATGGACCGTTGCCTCCAGCTCGCTAAAGAAGTGGAGACGATGCCGCTGATGGTGGAGGGGGTGCGTGCCGGGATGACTCCCCGGCAACGCATCATCGAATACCTGCCGCATTCGATCCCGTCGCACTGCAAGCATGGGGAGAAGCTGGACCCGAACGACTCGACCACGAGTCGCCTGAGTGTGGACGGCACGTTCCACTGTGTGGGTTGCGCGCCTGTTCGTGGCGTGCGTGACCGGGTGGTGGCTGCGTGATGCGGAGCGACGCAAGGAAGCGACTGGACGGGCAGAAGAAGGCCGAGCCCGACGCGGACGAGCGGGAGGCGCTGATCGACGTGCTCGTGATGACGCCGATGGCCGACCACATCGGCACCGACATCGCGCCGGTTGAGCGCACCGCCGATGCCGTACTTGCCGCTGGCTACTCCCGCACCCCGGACGCCCACCTCGCCGCCGCCAAGGCCGAGGGGGCAGCGGAGGCGCTGGAGGAAGCGGCCGCCAGCGTGGACCTGAGCGCGTACTACGACCCGTCGCCTGCTGGTCGCGTCTCGACCTCGTGCCACCTGGCCGAGAACGCCACGCGTGACTTCCTCCGCGCCCGTGCCGCCCGTCTCCGCGAGCAGGGAGGCGAGTGATGGCCCTGTTCGGCATCACCGTCATCGAGTCCCCGCACCTGCCGACCTACCCCAGCCCCGGGACCGACGCCCGCCGCATCGTGCGACACGGCATGGCCGACGTGCTCGCATGGCTTGGCGAAGACGTTGGGCCGAAGCCCGGGGAGCCGACCCATGCGTTCCTGATCGGCTCCACCCTGGCCGCGAGCGCCGCGATGGTCGGACGGCTCCGCTCCCTCCCCGACCCCACCACCGCTCTGCGCGCTGGGCTTGCAGGGTGGGGTGACAGTGACTGACCACGACACACACCCACCCAAGTGGAACGTGCAGTGGGGTTGCCCTTGCCCGCCATGCAGAAAAGCAGTGAAACTGAAGAACGCCCGCTACCAAGGGTTGCGGGCTAGAGGCTACGAGTTCTCCACCCCCGCCGCACCGTACGTGCGGCGCCTGCAATCCCTCCAGGCCCTTGGCTGGTCCACTCGCGCTATCGCAGCGCACGCAGGGCGCACCAAAACCTCAGTCCAGGAGACACTGGACACCCCGATAGACGGGGTGATGTGGAAGTCGAAGGCACGCTGGATCATCGACGTGTACCGCGAGCTGCACATGAAGGTGCCCACCGGCCCGAAGGTGGGCCAGGTGCGTAGCCACGCCAGGCGGCAGGGCTGGATACCGCCACTGGCATGGGAAGACATCGACACCGGGGTGCGTGCGGTGGTCCCGCACCACAAGGCAGTCCTCAGATAGAGGACAAAGAAGAACCGCCCTCTACTCGGGGGCGGTTTTCTTTTGCAGTCGTTTCAGTTCTGCGTTGGTCAACACAGGTTTCTTCACCACCATCCGTCCGTTGGGGCCGACGGTGGCTAGGGACTCGATGTCAGCCAGCGGTTTGCTGGCGTGGCAGTCGCTACACAAGTCGACAGTGAACCGTCGCTTGGCTTCGACCAAACCAATCGTGCGGCGCGTCACCGCACCGTTGGAGCCGCAACTGTCACACACAGTCACCACCTCCCGGACAACTGTTCGTACCACGCTCACCTCACTAGAGAAACCACCCCATCCCCGCTGCCGAGACGATACATCTGCTTGCCCTTCAATAAGTCGTCTCTAGTGCGTCGGTCAGCCGTGATCCCGATGTACCTCTCGGTCTGCTCGACGGACGAATGGTGCAACATGGCTTGAACCACTCTTAGTGCCCCGTCGTAGCCGTCTGCGACCAGCTGATCGAACAGAGCGCGTGCGCCTGAACGGCGCAGCGTGTGGCACCCTTCCCGGGCTGTGTTGCCGTGACTGTCAGTGATCGGGAACCCCGCCCCCTGCAAGATGCCCTGGATGACGCGGGTTCCCCGCGACAACGGAAGCTCCGGCTGTGGAGTCAGCAACACTTCGGTGAACATGCCGTCCGCACCACGCATAGGCGTGGGTGCGAGGCGAGGGATCAGGTAGTAGTGCGGCTGCAACACACCGACCGCCTTGGTGTAGGCGGTGAGCCACTGCCGCATCTCGGTGTCCAGTTCAAGCGACACCGGCATCCTGTCTTCCAGCTTCGTCTTCTTGATGCGACACATGAGGTAGCCGGCGTTCATGTCCAGGTCTCTGATCCGCAGGTCTGCGATGTCTTGGTCACGCAGCAGCGTGTAGAGCATCAACGCAACCAGGGCCCGGTTGCGTGGCGTCTTCTTCTCGGCAGTGTCCAGCAGCAGCGGGAACGCAGAGACGTGCAGTCGGTTGCGTTCTTTACGGATCGTCTTCGGTGTGCGCCGACCGAACATCGGGTCACGGTCTGTGGGAAGCCGTTTGGTGTGGCGCATCCACTTGAAGAACGTGGTCAACACCGTGTGGTCCAGCTTCAACGAGTCGGTGGATCGCGTCTTCGACGCATCCTCCATGTGTCTAGTGACATGCACTTCGCTGATCTGCCGGCACTGGATGTTGCCGTTGACGGACAGGAAGCGTCGCAAGATCGACGCTTCGTTGGCGATGGTCTGTTTGCTGATCTGTTGCGACTTCCGCCACCGCTGGTAGTCGTCAATCGCATCCGATAGAGCCTGGTGCAT